CCAGGCGCATGAAGGTTTCAGTTTCGCTCTCGCGGCCGACGGATTTCCACCATAGATCGCCTTGGAAAATAAGGCCGTGATGGTTCTGATAGCCCGCCTCAATAATGACGCGCATGCCTTGGTTTTCGATGACGTTTGTACCGATACCGAGGCGGTTTACTGTTTCCTGGGAGACGTTGTAAACCGTGATTTCGGCCGTGCAGGGCTTACCGATTACAGCCTGAGAAATTCGAAATTTGCATCGAAATTCACTCAGGTCAATCGCCTGCTGATTGTCTTTATCGACTGCCACAACGAGGCGAAAATATCTCAGCCACTGGCGATTATTGTCTGTTTCGCTCATTCGTCACTCCAAAAAAGGCTCAGCGTTTGGCCCATATCTGAGTACGTCGGCTCATAGTTTTTGACTTGCTTCGGCAACTCGCACCAGAGCGCGCCGCCCATACGCTTGTAGCCAAACTGTGCTAATAGGTCGACACCTGTCACCAGCGGGAGGCCGTGAAGCGCGTCAGAGCCGTCCGTTCGGACCATATCTAAAAACCAGCCGCCGCAATCCGCATCCCGATAAATCAGCGTCATGCGGTAGTTATATTCGCCGAGCCGGATGGAAAAGCTCTGGGCGCCAGTACTAAGGGGAATTTGATAAATACTCATGGCCGATTCCCCGCTGTAGTTAATACTGGTTGCGAGGTGCCACGCTGATTAACAGAGGCCGTCTGCTGAGGATTCTTTTGCTGAGCTTCCTGCAACGTGACTTCTTTTGTCCGGGCGAATCGGATTTCCTCAAAAGTGATGTCCACTACTAGGGAGCTTTCCGTGTCGACGGTCGACGTTGTTTTCAACTTCGTGATGATGACTGCCGGATATTGCTTCTTGCCTGTAGAGAGCGAAAACGGCTCCCGTTTGGCCTGTAACTCAAGCAACTTCTCATAAACGTCTTTCGTCGTGGTCAGGCCCTTAAAAATCGAAAAATCCAGAATCGAATTTAGAAGCCTTGAGGAATCGGACCAGCCGAACTGGCAATTAATCACCGTCGGCATCTGATACGCATGATCCGAAACATTCGCGCCAGTATCGACCGGATGGCGCGTAACCACGACCTCGTTTTCGTGCTCCTCGCTAACCACGACGTCCGGAATAATTCCAGCAAATTCTCGTTTTCGACCTAGAAGCAGAGCCTCAAGACTATAAGGTAAAGAGGGCATATTTCCTCCTTAGCTAAGATTGCGCTGGCCGTATCGGTTCTGTGCCAGCAGGGTCTCATGCGCCACGGCCTGGCCGACAGCGCGCGGATTATCTGCCCCGTTGATCGTTATGTTTTGGTTCACGACGACATTACCCCGAGACGGGATTTTGTCCCTCTCATTGACGACCTTAGATCTCCACTGCGACTGCGCTGCGGCGAGCACCTCTTTATCAAAAGAGGCGCCTTCGAAATACTGAGAGGCGCCCCGGAAATTCTCATGCTCCGTGATCGACTGCATGAGCGCCTTAAGCACACGGGGGTCACTCAGGTCGAGGCGTGTCAGCGCGCCGACATCCGAGCCTAGGCGTTTGCTCATGTTGGCGGTCACTGACTGGATATAAGCGCCTGTATTGTTCTCGCTGGACGGCGCGTATTTAGAGATAATCGACGCGACGTTATCCAGCCCGGCATTAGCGTAGGCCTTGAGCTGCTTGCCCAGCGCGCCCCAGCCTTCCTCCGGCGTGCGGTAAATCGTAAAAGCCCCATCATTTGCCTGATTTCGCGATACCGGACGCATATTGCCCGGATTGTTGTTTCGTAGCCCTCGCGTCATTTTCCCCGACGCCGGAGGTGCTTCTGTCTGCGCGGGTTTCGCCGGCGCCTTCGAGCCTGCAGCTCGATACCTAGCCAGCTCCTCCTCGAATCCCTTTTTATCGAAATCGTCCAGGATGCTCACGCCCTCCTCCGCCTCATCGTCCAATACAGATTTTTGTTTGGTGTACTTTTTGCGCAGGAACGCCTGCACCTGCTCATCGTCCATGAGGTGGCGCTTGTAACGCTCAGCATCCTGAAATTCGTCGGCTTTAAAAAAGAAGTTTTTGAGATAGTCGCCGAAGCCGTGAGACTGATCCCAAATGTTTTTTTCCGTCTGGATCCATGCGGGCAATTCTTGCGAGAGTGTTTTATTAAACTTTTCGGCAACCTTATCCAAACCGAGGCTATCGGTCAGCGTACCAAAAGCGGCCTGGCTCCCCATGGAGATAATCTCCCAGGTGCGTGAAAATTCGTTTGAGAGGCGATGCACGGAATCCGCCGACTTGTCGACCATGTCAGCCAGCTCGCCCTGCTGTTTATTTGTTTTTTGGAGCTCGGCGGCAAAATCCTTTTTCATAACGTCGGCATAAATACCGTCCAGCCCCATCATGGCCGCTTCATTTCGCCCGGCCGCATCCCCGAGTGTTTCCCAGCGTTTTCTGAGGTCCAAAAGAATATCGCTATATTCCCTTAGCTGGCCGTTTTTGTCCCGAATGTCAATGCCCGTCAGGTTCTTGATGTACTGATCCATCCCCGGCGTAAACGTCAGTTTATTGGCAAACGCCTGGATGCTTGAGGCAGCCTGATCATAATTTCCTCCGACCTTGGCCACGGCGGACGCGACATTATTCAAACCTCGGACAGATCCGCCCACCTGGTTCGTAAGGTTATAAAAGCGGTTGACTTCCTGGGTGCTTTTAGCGAATGCCGCTGTGAACGCAGTGCCTAAGGCAGCGCCTCGCATAGCGATTTCCTTCATGCGCTTTCCGGCATAGTCGATTGAGGCTTGAAACTTGGCTTGCTCGTCTTTATCGACCACAAAGCCTAAGCGGACGAGGAAACCGGCGAGAACGCTACTCATGGCTGCGCTCCTTCTCTAAAACAAATTCGTTGTATTTTTGGTTGTCGATATAAACGTTCATTAACAAGATGTCCTCGAGTGTCAGATCGCCGCCCTTCAGGTCGAGATAGCTGATCATCCCGTGATAAACAGGACGCATCAGGAAATCCAGGCCATCAGGAAGACTTCTGAACGGGCTCGGTTCCTGCTGACTGTTTTCGACGCTATGAGCGAACGTTAAAGATTCAAAGCGTCGATAAAAGGGCGAAGCTCACGCTGTACGACAGCGCTCACTAATACGCATGTGGTTGTGAAATCGATGTCATCGAACGCCAGCGTGCCGCCCGAATACACTCGGGTCCAGGTTTTTCCATCCTCCGAGCAACGCTCAACTACGCCCAGCGCAGTGCGCACGCAATAGTCGAAATCAGCGTCCGGCATGGCCGCAATGCGATCCAGGAGCGGCTGACAGACCGCGAGCAACGTACCGAACTCGGTCAGTTTGTCGCTCAATGTCGCTTTGGATTCCGGCATGGATTTTCCGTAAGCGGTCCACATTTCATAGAGGACATTGTTGAATGCCGTGGGCATTAGCGGCCCGAGCCGCTTTTGGAGCTTCATAGCTTCAAAAAGGTCGAGCCGCCCGACAATGTACTCATGCCCCTGCAATGTAAATTTTTGAGGTACGAGTTTGTCCATTAGTAAGTCCCGCTAAGAGTATCAATTTTGCCGCAGTCAAAGCCCCATTCAAGAACGGGCTGGCCGTCCTCGGCGAAGGTCTGACTTGGCAGGCCTTGGAATGCGACGCTTCTGGCCACGATCGTGTCCGTATTGCCTTTGTTTAGGACGGTGATGACATTGTTGCCCCAGGCGCTCGAACTCAAACTTTGGGCGTTAAACATAGCCTTGAGCTTTGCGTTCACGGGGGATGTATAAAGAAGCCGAATCGTAAGTTTTCCACTTTTGTCTGCCCTCAAAGAATGCATAACCTCGCCATCTGCGCCCGGCGTCATATTGTTCCGGGGCTGATTGAACTCGACGGAAATACCTTCTTTGGAGGCCGCGGAACCATAACCGAGATCGATCACGCCGGTCGGCCCTGCGAATGTCGCAGTGACATCCATAAAGGAATAAGTTGCCATCCTGTTTCTCCTTATCGATTGATCGTGAGCGTGGCGTCAATAAAGTGAACTGCGCCGCGCAATTTGATAGCCACTTTGATCGGAGGTGCCTTACGGGCCTCGCGATCGCTCTGCGCCTGTTCTTCCAGCGGCTGAATGTAGACGTAATATCCTGAGGTGAGCGTGTCGCCCTTCTGGAGAGAACCAAAAGAATCGCCGTTCCAGACGCCCGGGGCGATGAGACCATTTCGGACGCCCGCGTCAAGCGACTTGTTGATCGTCGCCAAAATTGCGGTCATGCCCGCTTCGTCCTGGCCGATCTTGGTCGTAGTCGTATAGAGCAGATTCCAAAGATCGGTTTCCACTCGGTTCTGCTGCCAGTCAAGGCCATGAGTTTCGTCAATGAACCAGCCTCCGGACATGACGCCTTCCTTGTAGATGGAAGTGTCGTTCTGGAATGCCGCGAATACGTTGACGTTTTTGTTTCTCAGGGCCAGCGACTGGGACGTTCTCAAGTTCTCGGCAACAACACCCGGGAGCTGTTTAAATTTCAGAGTGATCGTGGTATTCGATCCCTCGAAATTGATCGTGCTCATGCGTCCGAGAACAGAAACACCGGCAGTGTCGCTGGTGCTGGAGAACGTACAGATCGTGCGGTTATAGCCCAGCGCCTTGAGCTTAGAGCCCAGCGAGGTGCTATTTGTAGAATCCATCTCGCCCGTATTCTGCGACGTCCAGGACACGATACGAGAGGGTCGCGCGGCATTGATGAGCGCAGAGACTTCCAAGGCATCCGCGTCCGTCCAGTCGGTTCCGCACACATAAAGACCGTACCAGTTGGTGTAATCCAGGCAGGCCGTTACCGCGTCGACCAGGTCCTCAGCTTCCGTGCCATTGACTTTAGTCGTTCCGGCATCCAGGCCCATGATCTTAGACAACTCGGTAGAAGAAACGTTTGCGACGGAAGAATTCGCGCCCGTGGTGGCGGATTTGATAATGAATCTCGTACCGTCGAATACGCAGGTGCCCTTTGAGGCCAGCGCGGTTGTAATCTGAGTTGCTACGCCGTTCAAATTGCTCTGGGAGCTCAGATCGACGCTGGAAACCGAGACAGAAGAACCGTCGATTTCGACCGTGAAAGATCCGGATGTGATTTTCTCGAAGTCAGCGATCTGCTGCTGAGAGATTGCAAGCATACGGCCGCGCAAAAGCCCGGCAGTTGCTGTTTTAGCCCAGCGGCCGACAACCAGCTGAGAGGGCTGGGGAGACTGGCCGAAGAAAGTGACCGCGGCCTGATACTCAGGCGCATCAGTTCCAAAATCGGCGGCGATTCCCTCCACGCCCGAATAGGTGCGCAGGCGCTCGTCCGTGTCAATGACATCGCTGGTGCCGAGCACTAACATGGCCCCGAAGTTGCGAAGTGCGGCCGCGACCGGAGACATTTCGATCGTGACGTTTACAACCTCGGAGACCGGTAATGTAGGAGCAACGCTCATAATTTACCTCGTTCTGTATAAAAGTCGACATCGGCACCGACAATGGTGCGAACGCCGTAAGTTCTGGAAACCTTCCGGGCAACGTGGAAGGTCATGTCATATCGGTCGACCCACGTCTCGCAAACAAGATCGGGAAGGCGCATGGCCTGCGAATCAATCGCTTTTAACGTGAGCCCTGACTGTCGCAGCAGTGAGCGGTTCTGACCGATCTGCGCCGCGTCTCTGAATCTCTGCGCGAGGAATAGAGCTCGGGGACCGTAAAAGCTCAGCACAAACTCATAATCCTCATGCACCACGGAAGTCTGATCCCCGGAAAGCGGAAGCGATGGATCGCCCTTGCGCCCGTCGAGATAGACAGGCGTGGTGTCCAGGCTTTTGAGGGCCAGCGCGCACCAGTCGGCTTTTAGCGCCGGCTGAGTACCAGGCTTAGGACGCCAGGAGGCACGGACTAGATCGAGCCGCAAGCCAATAAGTTCAGAGATCCACTGGCGCAGCGGGTCCATCAGCCCTGTCTCATTGTCCGAACTCGTCGGGCGTAATGCTCCGGCCGTCCGGCTATCAGTAACTGCCATCGCTCACCTCCGCAGGCCAACAAGTCAGCCGCAAAAAGCCCTTGCCAAACTGCGAGTAATCCGCGCAGTCTTTGACGACAAAGCGCTTGCCGCGCCACTCGACCTCATCGTTCCCGGAGCCGCCGAAGCCTGCGGGCATATCGGCAATCATGAAGCGCACTAAGATCGTGCCCTCGCGCCGGAGCGCCTCCGGCAATCTCGAGATGGTCTTTGTGTCGGCCGTGATGACGGCCATAACTTCCGTACTTTCACCTTCGGTCCACGTAGGATTACCGAACTCGTCCAGGCCCTCGACAAAATGAATCAGCTTGCAGGGCGAAGTAAACAAAGGAGATCGGATTACACGTTCAACGTCTAAAGTCGCCATCATTCCTCCACCACAACGCCGTCAATGGCGTCGCGTAACTGTCCCGTGTTAATCAATGGCCGGATGCCCACGCCTTCCATCTCGTTCTCGCGGGTGCCCTGGGTAAGGCGCGAGCGGTTACGGTTTGCGATTGTTCTGGGCTTGAGCGGCTCGAAGTCGGCCGTTTGCATGTAGCTTTTGACCGCCGAGGCCGAGCGAATCGCCAGGCGCTCGAGTGTCTGGCCACACTTTTTCTCGTCGCCCTTGAGCGCGCAGTCCATGGCGCCCTTAAGACCGTCGACGATCATTTCCTGATTCGCCTCCAGGCCCGGAACTAGAAACGGTCGCGGCGGAATATTGTTCACAGGTGAACCGTTCTCATGCACAAAGCCGAGGAGATGGTTGCTCGGGCCGCCATCGTTTCGCGTATCGTCCTTAGAGCCTGCCGCGATGCCGACATAAACGGCAGTTTTCGCCAGACGCTTCAGTGCCTGGTTCAACTCGCCGTCATGCCGCACAATGGAAACAGAGATCGTCTTTTTCATATCTGCCTGGCCCCTGCTCCGAACAACTGAATCAGCTGCCACAGCTCGCGGCCGTAGGCGGTGAGATTCCATGAGCCGGCGCCCTCCTCGGACGAGGATGAGGTGTCGTAACTCACAGATGCACCGTCTACAGACATCGAAGTGACCTGGGCCAGTGCGGAGGTGTCTCCGCCGTTGCCGCCGTCAGCGGCAGACCCTTGGAGCTTCAGATAGTGGGCTGTATACAGCCCCATGACGTGCGCCCGGATCTCGGGATCTGGCCAGCTTTCCTCTGAGAAAAATTTAGCGGCTAAAGCTAATCGAGCTTTAACCGCTATGTCCGGATAACTGTCCGAATCGATCTCCGGAAAAAGTTTGCGAAATTCCTCAAGCGTCAGAGGCTGGTTTAACATTTTCAGCCTCCTTCACAGTTGTGGTCTTTTTCGCATTTTTCTTTGGCGCCGGTTTTTCCTCCACTACCGGCTCAGCCTTTTCCTCGGCAGGTTCCTCGACCTTTTCCGCAGCCGGCTTTTCTTTTGCCGGCGGCGTGATGTCGATAAACGTGGCAAGGTGTGCTTGCAGGTACGGCTGAGCCGCGACTGCGTCCTCGACCTCATAGGATTGTGACGGCTTAAATTCGAACTGCTGAGAGCCCATATTCAAAACCAGCGGACAACGAACTGAAATTCGTTTCATAAAGCCTCCTTAACCTGCTGCCAGGTCGGCGTAGTAAACCATTTCCGGACGCACGAACTCGACACCACCGAGTGCTGCAAAGTACGGAACTGCCTGCTCGAAATTGCGGTACTGAACCGGGAGAGAGGCGATCGGAACCAGCGGGAAGCGGACCACGTCCTCTGCTTTTGTGTAGGCCACGATACGCGGCGTAGAGAACAATGTCGTATCAGCCAGCCAACGCACAGGGCGAATGGTCAGCGTACCGCCATTGGCTACAGAGAGGTTGTTAGCCTCAACATAGCGCAGCAGGTTCATTTCGGTATTAGTCAGCTGTGTGCTCACCAGTTTGCCGAAAATAGCCGGAGGAACCAAAAGGTTCTTCGGAATGCGGTTGTACTGCGTTGCCTTCCAGGCTTTTTCCAGGATGTTATTGAAGTAGCCGATAACGGTCTTTACATCCGTGGAATCGGTCCAGGTGCCGACATTTTCATGCGTTACCTGGTCAGAGTTGAGCAGGCCCTTAACACCTACCTCGTCGTCACCGACGTAGACCTGAGTATCAATGTCGAGCTGATGCTTCATGCGCATAGCAGAGTGTTTCTGCGCATCGATCGGGCGACCTGCCTGCATGGCCTTCTGCAGCTCGAAAATCGTGTAAGCGACTTCCATGCCCCAGAGTGTCAGCGGCGTGGCTACCTTCTTCAGAGAAACAGAAACGCGGGCGGGCGTGGAATCCGGGCCCTTAATGAAGGACTTTTTACCCGCGCCTGTGCCGCCGAATCCGCCCATGTATTCGGACTGAATGAAAGAAGAAACTTCATCGGCGATCGTCACATCGTTGCGCAGGTCGATATCGCGGCCATACGTAAAATCTGCGATCGGTTCATAGATTCTGGAATCGAGACGCTCGAGCTCACCGACCAGGAACGCGCCGGTAGCGGAGATTGTTTCAGCGTCAGCAAAACGTCTTACCATTTTTTGCTCCTATTAGATGTTGAATGCGATTTCGGCCAGGCCCGCGTCATCCTTCGCGCCCATAAACACGCAGTTGGGAATAGCCGTGGCGTCTCCCGACTTAGTGCGGCGTCCAAGTAGACAGCTCCTCCCGGCGCCGGAGTACCTGCCGCACGCACGGCAACGTAGCCGCGACGCAAGATGCAGACAAAGGCGTCTTTCGGCCAGGCCTTTCCATCAGGGCCCACCTGGCGATAGTCGCGAACTGCGATGCCGTAGACCTTGGAGGCATCAGTGGCCGGAGTGGCCTTACCGGTTGCGGTCAGAGAAACCAGAACGCCGTCATCGGCGACCGGAGTTGTTGTGTCGTTCTGTTTGACTTCTGTTGTGTAGTCAAACATGCCGCGAGTGATATCGCCGGCAGAACCGCGAGGCATAGATGTGCCAATGAACTGAGACATTATTTAGCTCCCCAAAAATCGTTAAGTTTTTTCTGGACGTATGCGATCGAGTTGACTGAATCCTCAGCGCTGTCGCCGTAGCGTGTACCGCTGGCCCTCGGATTCTTTCCGGACTTGGACATAGCGACTGCCGCCTTGAAGGCGATATCCAGCGCCTTGCCGTCGAGCTCGGAGGAATCACCGAACTGCTTGACGCCGGCGCCTTTAAGCGCCGTGCGCATAACGCGCTCGATCTGATTACGTGTGAATTTGCCGCCCTTGGCGTCGCCCACAGGCTTTTTCATTCCCGGGCAAAGGGCCTCAGCGTCGCCGATGATGGCCTGAGCGTCCGGATCATCGATCAACTCATCGTCATCATCCGGATCAACGGTGCCATCCGGCACAGGCGGCGTATCTGCGTCGCCCACGGGCTTCTGAGCCAGGCCCTTAGCAAGTGCTGCCACGGTGGCCTCGAGTTTGGCCAGGCGCTCCTCAAGTGTCGGTGTCGGAGCAGGAGCGGGCGCCGCGTCAGGTGCGTCGTCGTCCTGAACCTGGAGCTTGTCCACTTCCTCGTTAAATGCGTCCTCGTTTCCGTCGCGGAACAATTTCCGCAGGCGGGTCTTTAAGCTAGTTGTCATGCTTCCGTCTCCAATTTTGCAGCCCGAGCATCGGGCTGATACCACTAGAGCAACGTGGTTACCCACGATGCCAATTTGCTCAATCCCCTGGGGCGTTTCCTGCGTATCCGCGTCATACCCGCATGAGACCTCTTTCAAATCCCCGCTCTCGACTGCCTCGATCGCTTTTCGATCCGTCAAAAGCAAATCGGCGAGAAGAAAGTCCGATTTGTCACCTTCTCCTCGCCGAACGTTCTGCGTCGTACCGACTGCGATCTCTCGCCAGTTGTCCGGATCTGCGAATCTCGCGTGACCGATGACTACCGGCTTGGCCTCAAACGAGGCGATCGTTTCGGGATTAAAAATTTGTTCTTCCGGCCGCCACACCTGAACCGCACGGCCGATGTTTGGCAGACCGACTTCAGCCGCTGAATATTCAAACGATCCGACGCGGCTAATCGGAACGTCCCGGCATAACAAATAGCCCTCCGGAGTTTTTTCCTTCAGAGGGCTGATTTTTTCCGTGGTCAAGAAGCGACCGTCTCGAAATTTCCTTCTCATTTGTCCTTCTCGTAGAAAAGCGGTTCGGGCCAGCACCGGCAGTTGAAGACGCATCCGGGATGGCTGCGAATAGGCGTACCGCCTGCGCCGACGTCACAGATCGGAGGATCGCTCCAGGCATGAACGGTCTTATCCAGCTCACGATGCCTTGGGCGCACTGCGTTATCGCCAACCGTGTGCCACACGTAATGCGTAGAGCCAACGGCCTGGGCCCTGGCCTGCGTGAAATTGCTCCGAGCCCTGGCGGTCTCTGTCCGGGCAATGCAAATCGCTCGGGATTCCGTAACGCCGCCCAGCTCGTTTTTGATGCGCTGGGCGATATCGGCATAGCGCTGGCCGTCCGATAGCCCGCTAGCGGCCCATTCCTGAGCCTTCTTGGCGGCCTCCATGGGCAAAGAGCGGATCAGTGCGACCTGCTCCTCGCGCAGGCGATTGAAAATCGGCCCGGCGGCTGCGTCCTTCAATTTGCGGCGAGTTTCCCGGCTGATCTTTTGGCCAATCCTGAGCCACGTGTCATAGTCGGCCGAGGCCGCGCGGCGCAGCATGATGTCTGCCACGGAGCGAGCCCACTCGTCGAGCCGCACCGAATAATCAAACAGACTGAGCTGGAGCTGGCTCGGGTCGCTCCCCTCCCACTCCAGGGCGATCTGCGCGATCTGTTTGGCCACTGCCTTGAGGCGCTTGCGATACCAGCGGTCCAAAGCCGCCGTTTTGGCCTGCTCCCGGAACTTGTTCTGCTGCTGCATTTAATCCTCCTGGCGGCATAAGCTCGTTTTCCTGTTTCTCTGCCTCGTCGATGTCCTCCTCGGTAATAGAGGAGAAAAGGCCAATGGTCGGGCTGAGCTTTTTGAGCTCCTTCATTGCGTTCGGCAGTGAGATTGATTCACTCTGTAACGCCTGCACAATCGCACCGACCATGGCCGTAGCAAAGGCACCTTTCTGCTCGTTGGTCATCTGCCACAACGGGCGGAAATCGAAATTGAAATCTTTGTCCGGAGCATGTCCGGTCACGCTCATATAAATGACGTTCAGGACTTTCTTTAGGCCCGGGCGCAGCATCTTTTCCTGCTGCTGTTTCGTATTGTCGTAGTAGAGCCGAATGTCGCTCTCGCCGGTGGAATTGAATCCGACCGGAGACTGACCGAAAAGACGAACAAGCGGGATGCCCGTGGCGCCGGAAATCTGCTGTGCAAATTGCAGGAGAACTTCCGGCAGGCCCGTAAACGTATAGGTCATCGTCTGGAAGTCATCCTCGATATCCCCGAGCGTCATGCCCTCAATGGACTGGAATAGCCGGGTATGCTCCATCTGCGTCATAAAGCCCTTTCTGGCAACGTCGTTAGTAAGGATTTGCCGCAAGTTCTTGACCTTGTAATACCTCAGGTAACACTTATTGACGAGCTGAGCCGCGCCTTCGGTCGCCATATCAAACATCTCGATTCGGTTGAATAGCGGCTCCAGTACGCTCGCGCCCCAGCCGCGATACGCCTGTCGCAAGTAATACGGCAGCCGGCGCCCTTCAAAGCGGATGCAGCGCGAATAATGAATTTTTCCTCCGGGAATATCGATATTGGTCTGCTCGGCAAAAACCTGGTAATAAAGCGGCTTCCCAAAGTTAGGTCCGAGCTCCTGGACGACTTCCGTCGACGGGTTGACCTGCCAGCAGTCGAGAACGAGCAGACCCTTGAAGGCGCCCGGCTTAATCGGCCCGAGCGGCGTGCCCATGTCGTCACCGTCAATGAGAAGGACGGCCAGCGAACCTCCGTAGAGACGCGCCCACTTCAAAGCGTCGCACAGGCTATCCCAAACACGAAACTCATCGAGTGCGATATCGATCGAGGAGGCGACCTCCGGATCATCGCACTGGATCTCCACGCCCTCGCGCGTCATGTCGTCGGCCACCACGTCAACCGCGAGCCCACACATCCATGAGCCCTGGTAAGCCCATTCCAGCTCGTTGCGCTGAAATGATTTGAACTCAGGGATGTAGCGATTACCGTTGAGCGTCGTGCTCGTATTTAAGCCCATGCGCAGGAGCGGGTTCTGAAACCCGTCGGCAAACTGCTTGCTGCCGCCGCGCTTTGTCCGGGAAAGTTTCTTGTTTACCTTCATGCTTAACCTCTGCCCAGGCGGATAAACTCATCGAGCCCCGCCTGTGTGATATAGCCATCTAAGCTGTATCGAATGGCATCGATGCCGTGGTTGTATTTGTCGACGATGATCGGGAGGACCTCGTTCGTTTTCGGGTCAGTCTTATAGCTGTAGAGCTTGAATTCTTCTGCCGTATGCCGACAGCGCGGGTGGATGACGATTTTGTCGAAGCTCTTTAGGTAGGCGATACCGTCCTCAATCGAGCCCTGCCACTTCTCTGCGGCCGAGATATTGAAGCCCTTTCGCTTAGCCAAATAGCTGATTGTTTCCGGACGCGAGCAGTCGGCCTTGATCGGCCAGCTCCTGGAGAGCGGGACTGAATCGTACAGCGCCGGGAGCTCGTCTAGCTCCACGCCGTGGCCGAAGGCCTCGTACTCGATATACAGCCGATTGTCGTACATGAACGATCGCACCAGCGTGCTCGGGTCGTTCGCAAAGCCGAAGTCAGCACCAAAAAATAGCCTGTCGGCCTTCTGCCAAAGATCGTCCGGAAAACTCTCGACCGTGAACCTGCCGCGAAAAATCTGCGCGTCGCTGATTGTCCGTGGAAAGCCCTCCCAAACGTGCAAATAGTTCTCGTAGTCATTTTTGCGGTCCCATTCCATCTGGCGCCGAAGCGCTTCCGGAAAATGCGGGTTCTCATCAAAATTGACTTTCCGGACATAGGCGCCGGGAGGCGGCGCATCGGTCAGGAATAATTTGGTCGTCGGATCGTCGGCCAGGAGCGGGTTAAACGAGACCCAAATTTCAGATCCGGCCTTTCGAATGGTCGGTATCAGTGTCTCCCATGAGACCTGCGAGACTGACTGCGCCTCCTCGATCCAGCAGATATCCACGCCTTCGATGGATTTCACCGACTGCGCTTGTCTCTGCTGCAGGCCCTTAAAGAAAAACCGAGAGCCGTTTATATGCCGGATCTCGGTCTCCAGGAACTCGAAGCGGTGGCTCAGCCCCAGGCGCTCGGCCGTGTCCTTCAGAAGTTGATAGGACGAATCGGCGATCGAATTTTGAAACTCGCGGGAGCACAGTACGCGCAGCCGCGACAAGTTGGCCATGACGATCAGGGCCTCAGCGATTGCCCACGATTTTCCGGAGCCACGGCCGCCGTAGAAAACTTTAAATCTGTGCGGGCTCCACAGCTCGGAAAAAGGATCGTTCATTTTTTACCCTTAGCGACTTCTCTGATTTTCTCGTAGACGCTGGCCAGTCCCTCGCCTCCGGCGCCGTTCGTATCCAATTGGATCTTTGCGCCTTTGCGCCTGGCGACCACTTTCAGCCGGACTTCTGCCCGGAGCCTGCGATGTGCCACGGCGTCGCCTTTCTTGACTGTGCTCGACGCCCCATGTTTCTCGCTGAACGAATCAATCGTCTCAGATGCTTCTTCCATCGTGTCGGAGATATCGACGGCCTCGTCCTCCAGGACCTGATCGCCGAAATCTCTCGCGCGCGCGAAGTCTACGGCAAAGTCATTCCGGTCGACGGTCCACTGATAAACGGTAGAAGGCGGGATTTGCATGTCCCGGCAGATAGAAGTCAGGGTCTCGCCGCTGGCGAGCCGCCTTAAGATCTCTTTGGCCTTGGCAGGCGTGTACTTGGTTTGGCGCCCCTGCTTACGCTTCGGTGCTTCATAGTTGTCCATGCTGATCCTCCTTACTTAATGAGGTGATAGGCAAAGGCAAGCATCAAAATAAACAAAGAGACAAGGATTCCCCAACGGAAACAAAAGGCCCAAACGGGATACTTTTGGGATATTTCCATATAAAACCGTTTTTGTTACAGAACTCTCACATCAAGCACATAAAGCTTGATCGGGGATTGTTCGTTTGGTAAACTGTCACCAACAAATCGGAGCAAGTACTGTGTCCCGTGTAAATTTGCCACGGAGTCCTTCGAGGACGGTAATAGAACAGCGTCTCCGATTTTGTTTTTTCTTTTTCTCTGTGCGTAATCCCGCTCGAAATTCCTCTTCTTATTCTCGAACGAAGGAACTCCTTCGGTATTAACGTTATAGGCGTACAGCTTCCCACTCTCGGATTCGCCGATATCCACCGCCACCAGGCGCTTTCTACCGTTGATCGGAACTCGCTGCATTTTCGTATGAAAAGCAACCTGATCGCCGTGATTCCTTTTCTTATCCCGGCCTGAATAGTGTCCTTCGTTTATGACACCCGGAACATAGGGAAGCACCGCCAAAATATCTCTTTGGTTGCCCCGAAACTTCCTGAATTCACTTCTTCCATGGCCTTCAAAAACGGCTTCCGCGGGAACCTCTTTGCCATTCATGTCCACCGTTGTCTTTACCACGCCGCCTCTGAGTTGCTCATCGTAGTAAGCCGTAACAGCTTTACTGGGATTGTCCGGAAATCGTTTTAGATAGGAATCCGTATCCTTTGACGGCGGCTGCTCTATGAGATTGACGCCGCTTTTAGGAAATATCTTAGGCTCCTGCTTGCTTTTAGGTTTCCTGCCGCCCCTATCTTTAGGTTTCTTGTCCGGCTTATCTTTAGATTCCCTTTCGATCTTATTTCCGACTTCACCTTTCAGATCACCGTTTTCTCCCATAGGGACATGCGCATGTTTAATGGTTCTCCATTTGATTTTTCCGCTGTCCTTAAAACGAACCGGAACGCGGCCGAGGATTTTGATATTCATAAAGCAAACCCATAAAAAGAAACCGCCCGATCACGAATGACCGAGCGGCTCAAACCCCATGTACTTACTCAAAGAGAAAGATCGGTTGTTGCACGGGACGATCAGCCCGCTATTTCCTTAGAATCATTCTTGCTAAGTAACAATCCAAAGGAGAATTCTTATGCTTGATATAAAACCTGAAATAAACGTAAACATAAGCGGAAAAATGGGCGGAAAACTTACACGAGAAGTCTACAAGGACGCCGCCAAGCCTTTTGCCAAAGAATTCGGAAAAACCGGTGCCTTAGCCGGAAAAACCATAAACATGCTTCTTTCTCCTTTAGCGGCCACCGTTTGGGGATACGAAAAGATCAAAGAAGTACTCCAAAAAAAGTTATCCGAGAAGCTCTCCGAAGTACCTGAGGCAGAACTTCAAACGCCAAAAGCCAATATCGCTGTCCCCATCGTCGAAGCTATAAGAACCGTTTCGGAGGAAGAATCCCTCCAAGACATGTACATAGAACTTTTAGCGAAAGCCATGGACAAAAGAACTGCCTACGGTGTGCTTCCTGGTTTCCCGGAGATAATTAAACAACTTAGCTCCGACGAGGCAAAACTTCTCAAGTACATCGCGACAACCAACTTCTTGCCCATTGTTGCCGTTGACTTCATGGATTATCCGCCGAACTATCAAGGAAGGCCCCGTGATATGCAACCTGGAGAGCCTTTTAATGGCTCAGACGAAAGTGACTTATTCAACGGTTTCATGCCAATTGGCCCCGCAAAAAGAGTGATACGAAAGTTCAATGTGTTCGGTAAAAAATGCGGGCTAGCATACCCGGCCTTATCGGCCGCGTATTTAGAAAACCTTCAAAGATTAGGCCTTATTGAAATAAACGAGGATCGAAGCTACGCCGAAACCGAAATCTATAGGGAAACCGAATCGGATCAACTTTTAACTGACGGAATCATCGGCTTCAAGCGGGCATTTCCAAACAACTATTACCTTTTCCAAAGAGGACTTGTATCACTTTCATTCTTTGGAAGATATTTTTGTGCCAGTTGCGGCATCCTCCCACCGTCCCAAACTATTGAGGCGCGAAGCCAGGATCCGGACGCTGAGGTACGTGATAAGGAAGCCGACAACCATGAAGCCAAATAGCGAGCATATCGCCGCCCAAACAAAAAACATGCGCCGCTCCTTTTAACTCTAAAAAGCAAAAGAGCTCGCGATCCATCAGGTCCGAGCTCCAGCGTACTACGTTTCTTCCGGGCACGCGAAAGACCGCTATAGAGCGATTCTGCGCATCCTGGAAGGACAGTTTCAATTTTTACGTTCCTATTGTATCAGGAATTATCCTTGAGCGGTAAAACAGATTCCCAACGCCCCCGTAAATTTCGAAGCATAATAAGGAGGAAAGATGTAAATCATCCCTATTTTTAACACTTTTAGGCATCACCATAAAACCCATGGAAATCAAAGAGATACAAGACGAAATTAACGGTTTAGTCAGCACCCCTACACTCAATCTTTTCCACGTAGAAAAGCAGGTGGAAATTGATGGCGTGGAAATGGGCGTTTTGTCCAACGGAATCCCCTATCTTTCCGAACGAGGATTAGCAAGGATGTGCGGCGTAAATTCCTCCATAATTAGCCGATTAGCAGGCGACTGGCAGGCGGAAAAGTTCAGGCCTCGCGGAAAAATAATCGACCGAATCCTTTTACAGTCTGGTTATTCGGAAAACTCTTTATTCGTAAAAAGTGAAATAAACGGGGTCGAAATCAATGCCTATACAGAACCCGTCTGCCTGGCCATTTTGGAGTACTACGCGTTTGAAACAGCTGAGCCGAAGAAAGAAGCACAGCACGCTTTCAGAACTCTAGCCCGAGTAACTTTTAGATCGTTTGTCTATAAGGCTGTCGGCTACACCCCAGAAACAAAGCTTTTACAAAGCTGGAAGCACTACTTGGACCGCGTTGATTGTGTGGAGAACAAAGTTCCCGCGGGCTATTTTTGCATTTTCTCAGAAATAGCGCCGATTGTTGTGCCCTTAATCAAAGCCGGGCTAATTGTTAACGACAAAGTTATTCCGGACATTTCCGTCGGGCGCCTTTGGTCGGATCTTTGGAAGAAGAACAACTATGAAGAAGTTATAGCGTCAACTTCCAGCGTTTTTCTACTCCCTACCCAGAGGTAGCTTAAAAACGGCAACGGTTGCC